GATCTTTCATACATTACTTTTTTATTTTTTATTGGCCGACTTGGGTCTATTTGGTCTTAAAAAAAGTCCTCTTTGTAACTTTGCCATAAATCTAATAAGTTTATTTGTTTTAGCCTTTGTATTTGGAAATGGTGGCCTCCGAGAAACTGGTTGTCTTGGCTTGGGTTTACTTTTTAAACCACTGAACTGTTTCTTCACGGTATTATTATTTGGTGTCTGTATGCGCGTAGAAGGCATTTATATAATCTGATATTTTTTTAATTTTTTCTTAATTTTTTCAATCCTGCTATCGCGTTCTTTTCCCTCTTCTCATTCTCTTTCTTTTTTCTTTTCTCGTCCCTTTCCCTTTTTCTTTCCGCCTTTCTCGCGTTTTCATTTGCTTTCTCCTTCGCCTTTGCATTATCTTTAGCCTTCTTTTCCGCATTCATCTTCGCAATAACCGAATTTACCCATCCATACTTTAAAGCACCAAGATCATTAATGGGTTTTTTTCCCATCAATGTTTTCAATTGTCGAAACCATCCTTCATATATCTTAACGCGTTCTGCTTCGGGAGTATTTTTACCATATGCACTGTTCTCCCTTTCTTGTAACACGCGAAGGGTCGCTTGATTATTTACTAAGTTACCAAATTGGAGAAGGGAACGAGGGGGATGCCATTTCACTTTAGTTGTTAAACTCTTAATCAAATTTCTTTTGTCTTTTGCCTTTCTTCGTCTCAATTCTCCTTGATCGGTCCCCCTCTTGACCTCCTTCACTTTCTCTGCACTTACCTTAATTTTAAGGGGTTTCGCGAGGTTATACTTAAACTCCGTAAGTTGTCTATTTTCTTTCGCGTAGGTTGCAAGTTCTTTCGCGTTTCGTACCTTATTTTTTTGTATGTTTCTTTTAATTTTCTGTACCATTTTATCCCCGTACACGTTTCTTAGTGACGCCTCATTATTCGACTTCTTTACACTTATCTTAACTTTAAGGGGTTTCGCGAGGTTATACTTAAACTCCGTAAGTTGTCTATTTTCTTTCGCGTTTTGTACCTTATTTTTTAGCATGTTTCTTTCAACTTTCTGTACAGTTCTGGTACCATATTTATTTTTCAATCGCGCCTTATTTGCATTCAAATTATTTTTGTTATTGTTGCTATTATTTAACACAATTGGATTATTCTTTGTACCATTCGTCATTTATATTAGCCTGTTATTTTTTATTAAACTGAATGTACTAAATCATTTTTCCACATGTCCATGTGATTCGTATTTTCCAACACTTCGAGTTCTCCTGTCGTTTTCGACATCTCATCCTTTAGAGTTTGTACAGCTTCGTGCGTGTATTGATACGTCTTAATGTTTAACAGGTAATCGTACGAATTCTCTATTTTATCGAACATAGTACTCATTTCATTTACGAGCTCGGATCGTTTTCTTTTAAAAACTTTTAGTTTTTCATGAATAACCATTTCGACAAATTTATACGTATTTTTAATTTTTTTTACTTTACTTTTCAATGTATGTATTAAGTGCGCTTTTCTTTTCTTATACGTTTCGGTACGTATGTCAAAAAAATCCACTAAAATATCTTCCGGTGTTTCGTATTTGTGTATACCCTTTTTAGGATGAAATAAATGCATGTTTGACGTGTGAAATGTTTTTTGTAGTTTGAAATCTTTTATAATATCGTTACCCGTATACCCCGTAATAACAAAGTCAACGTCATCCGTCGTACTGTTATTAATATAATTCGAAATTTTCTTTTTTTCTACGAGCGTATCTAAGTACTCTTTATAATCTTGTGTCCATCTACACGGTGGTAATTCTGTAATTTGAATTGTATCACCAGATCGTCTCCATACACCTTCGGTAATCCAGCTCGTATTATCGTCGCTAGAAACAGTTCCTTTGAATTTATTAAACCATGGTTTCATAGGAATAACGTTTTCACCCCTAATCATACGTTTTATATTAGATTTTATATCTTTAGGATTGAATGGTGGTATATACGAACTAAACCCCGTACCTATACCTTCAGTACCGTTTACCAAAACCATTGGTAATATTGGTACGTAATATTCAGGTTCGATCTGTTTACCATCATCGTCCAAGTATTTTAAAATCGGATCATCCCTAGAATCATACATATTTCTCGCACTTTTTGTTAATTTTGTGAAAATATACCTCGTTTGACTCGCATCTTTACCACCCATGAGACGTGTACCAAACTGACCACACGGTTCGAGTAAATTAATATTATTTGAACCCGTAAAATCGTGCGCTAATTTTACGATCGTATCAGCTAAAGATACTTCACCGTGATGGTACGACGTTTTCTCAGAAACATACGCAGCTAATTGTGCGACTTTCATTTCCGACGTAAGATTTTTAGAAAAACAAGCGTATATTACTTTTCTTTGTGAAGGTTTTAAACCATCCGATACGTGCGCGATAGATCTTTTCAAATCCGCGAGACTGAAATTAACGAGATCTTTATGAACAAATTCACTTATACCCAAACGTTCAATATTTCCATAAGGTACCTCGAGTTCCGATACATTCTTTTCCGTACTTTCGAGTAACCATTTTTTACGCGAATCCGATTTTGATTTATCGAACGCAAGGATTATAGATTCATTCATGTGTGTATCCGTATCAAATTGAACCGTAAGATCTTTTATTTTTTTAAAGTATTCTCGCGCCTCCGCGGACGTCGACGTACCGAGACCCTTATAATATTTTATTTTCCATCCACTTTTCCCGTTTCCGTACCATTGTCGGAAAGTGGAATCCGTATAAAACGATTTCGTTTCGGATCCCTTCGTAGCTTTTATAATAGGCGTAACCATACTCACAACAAACTTCAAATCGAGTAAACTTGGCCAAAAGTAGTGTATCATGTTAAGAATCAGTCCCTTAATATGACTTCCGTCGTTATCGGCATCTGTCATTATCATGAGTTTACCGTATCGTAATTCGGAAAGAGACGTATACACTTTACCTTGTTGAAGACCTAATATCTTTTTAAGATCATTAAATTCCTTATTTTCCGTAAGTTGTTTTACACTCGCATCTCTTACGTTTTTACATTTACCACGTAATGGGAAAACGCCATAATAGTCTCGACCAACAATAGAAAGACCTGCTATTGCGAGTGTTTTTGCGGAATCACCCTCTGTCACGATCAGTGTACACTTTTTAGAGTGTGCTGTACCCGCCTTATTCGCATCGTCGAGTTTCGGTATACCCGAAATTTTTGATTTACGTACACCATCCGTTCTTTTCAATTCTTTCATTTCCCTAAACTTAGATAACGCCATTAACTCAGATTGAATACTCGTTTTCAAAATATTCTTAATGAACGATTTCGGTGGTTCAAATTTACTACCAAAATCTTGGTATTTCAACGTACATTCCGATTTAACCTGACTACTAAAACTCGGGTTTACAAGCGTTGCTTTTACAAAAACAAAAAACGCATTCTTAACCTGTTGCGGACGAAGTTTTATCTTCTTTGCCATATCTTCAATAACACCGTTCGCAATTATACCCGATACGTGATCCACGTGTGATCCACCTTTTGTAGTGCAAATACCGTTTACAAACGATACGTGTTCAAACCCATCGTTAGACGGCGCAATACATACAGACCATCTTTCGCTCGTATATACACACATTTCATCGGTTTTCGTATACATTTTAGCGTACGCGTTAAAAGTAGTTTTAGGTAACGGTTCACCTTGAAACTTTACTTTACAGTTTTGTGTAGTACACGCGTTTGCGTCATGAACTCGTTTCTCAAATATTTTATATATAGAATCGTCCATTTTTGTCATACCAAACCGTTTCCAATCGGGTATAAATGTTACGCACACACACGAACTCGATCCCGAGTACTTTTTAAGTTTAGGTTGTTCACACTTTTTCATGTTATTACCCCATTCTTGTGTATATACCAACTTATTTTCACCGTCCTTTATTTTAATACAAAATTTAGATGAATACACGTTAGTAAGTTTTGCGCCATATCCATTACGACCACCAACGAGACGTTTCTGAGTATCATCGTAATTCGTACTCGTAAGTAAATGTCCAAACGTTAGTTCGGGGTTCCATAAACCCTCTTTTTCGTGCATTTTCACGGAAATACCACCCAAAGGTCCATTATTTTCAACGCTTATTTCACCCGTAATTTTATTTATAGAAACACTCAAAGATGTTACGTTTTTTGGGTACATTGAATTTCGATCAATCGCGTTTACCAATATTTCATCGAATATTTTTAAAAGCGCGGGAGAATAAAGTACGTTTTTAGTCTCAAAACTACCGTTATCGTATAACCAATACGGTTCAGCAACTCTAGAGACTGGACCAACATACGAATCGGGTCGTTTTAATATATGTTCAACGTGTGTAAGTTTCTGTATACTCTCGTTCATTATTCTATATTTTATTATACACGGTCCTTCTACTTAAGTTAGTTTTGTATTCAATAATATAAATACGGCAAGTTCGTAATTAGATTATTGATTGTTTAAAATTTTAATTTTTTCTTAGAATTAGGTGCATTTTGATTAAACCATCGTTGAACATGTCTCTGTCTTTCACTTGCTGGTGTAGAAAGTCTAACTGTACCGTTAGTTATTTTTTTTCGTGGTGATTTTTTTGGTGTTTTAATTTTATGTACCGTCGCAAATTCTGGTACTTTTTTCGTTTTCTTTTTTGGCTTACTAATCAACAAACCCATTACTAACATACCCTGATATTTTTACTTACCAGCACACATTGCGCAATATTCTTCTTTTTCGGTAACGATTTTAGGTCTCGTGTACATGTATATAAGAACAGCAATAATTGAAGCGAATACGATTCTTTGTGAATTCATTTTATTATTTAACAACATTAAAATTCTTCTTCGAGACTAACATCAGATCCAGAATCATCGTCCGTATCACTTGGTAATACGTACTCGTTATCAGATTCGTCTACCAATTCATACAAACCAGTTTTGGTTCTTTCGTATAAACCCGTTTTTTCTAAATCTGTCGTATCGTAAAACCCAGATATACACTCTTTAGATACATTCTCTAATTCTTCACTAAAATCCCATAACCCATCACCAGCATAATCTAATACAGAAATTATAAATTCATGGCCTAAA